GAGTGTGCGCCAAGACAACGAGTACCAAATACTCAATTCTATTATTTTTGATATGATTAACAAGTGAAGCCCACTTGCCAGCCTCAACAACAGTTTCGACATTCATATTGTCATCCCCCTTGGATCAACATCAAACATCAAATCAATTGTGCCAGCTATTTTTGAATTGATTTTTACATATACTTGGCCTAGCAGTGCATTAAATCCTGTAAAGTATGAAATCGGACTGGCTGATGTTGTAAAAGCCGCCGCTCTTTCCATAATTGTGTCCATTGGTCTTTGTAGATGATACATAGGATATACATCTCCTTCCTGGTTGCCGTCACCATCAACGGCATTTGTAAAGTTTTCAATAATTTCATTATCGGCTTCGCCGTCATTGAATAGCATATTCAATGGGTCTGACTCAATGGCGTCAGATTCACTATCGGATATTGTAGTAACTGGATCTAAATCCGGTCTTGAGTTTATCCAACTTTCAAGAGCACCAATACTTGTGAATTGTTGAGTTAATGTTCCCATGTTGCTTCCAATATGTGAACCAAGCAAATGTGATGTAAATTCATCTTTATCTGAAATTGTTAGATTTGTTTGTCCTGATACGTTCGGAGCTCGAGCCGAATCTTCACTTGTAAATACTGACCAAGTTATTCCCTTGTCTTCGTGATGAATATTTGCATCGTCAATATCTTCTGGAACATTGTATGTTATAGCATCGCCATTCATTTGCTGTTGAAGCAAAGCCATTTTAAAATCATGCCATTTAGGTTTTAATGCTGAATTATTTGCAAATAGTTCTCTATGCATTTTCAACCAAGTGTTTCTAGCTCTCTTGATTGCTGAACGTACTGGCCATGTGTCAGGAGCAGTACCGAATTTTACTTTTATATTTTGATTAGTGTCATAGACATAACCACCATTTACTTTGTATTCTAAACATGATCTATGCATTTTTCTTTGTTGTATTGTCAATCCAGTAGGGAGATTAATAACAAAGTAATTCCAGTTGTTTCCATCGTGTTGTACTGTATATTTCAGTTGAACCATATCAGAACCTATCATAACAGGGTCTATTATTGTACCTATCATGACTGGGTACCATTTCATGTAACATTGATTATACGACTAACCATGACTAAAGAAGCATGTCGTCGAATGATGAAGCAAATTAGAGAGAAATGTAAGTTCTGTGGTAAGTGCGGTTGGCACTCACTAGAACAATGTTTGGAGGTGACACAATGAGATGTTGTGGTAGGTTATTAGAGATAACCAGAACAAATACAGGAACTTGGATTCACTGTGATTTGTGTGGATTTTGTATGAAAGAGGAAGACCAATGAAGTTCAGATACTCTGACCTAATTGTACCATACTCGAGCTGGAGTGGGTACTGTTTCCGTTGTTCACGAAACGAGCCGCATGCGACTTTGTTCGGACGTTCTGTTGTTACCAGATGTATGACTTGTGGTCATGATGAAATTTTGTCCCGAACGCATGGGTGAATTTTTGTGTCACCTTTAATAAATACAGAAGGGAACAGATGGACTCACACTTGTCCCAATTGTTGGGTCCCGGATAAGATACCGATTTTAACAGGAGATGATGAAGACCCTATCCAATGGGTTTGGCCTCCTGTAGATTATGAAAGAACTCACCGTATATCAAAAAGAACAGGTGAGTATGGTAAGAAGGCTTTGAACTTACCAGATAGGTGTCAGCCATGTAATAATAAGTATAAACGTCGTTTGAGAATGCGTAAAAGAATCCTCAAATTGGTTGAGATAACCAACCAGTTACCTGCGACATATAGCAAACCAAAGTTACTCACGTTTGCATTACCTGTTAGTACGTCAGAACATTATCACAATAGAGAAGATTTGATTGAGGTGCTGAATGCGAAACGTACTGTGTTTAATCGTGTTCTAAAAGAACATGGAGTTCTTGGTTCAATCTATGTTATTGAATGTACTTCTAGACTAGCAAATCTAGATCGTTATCCTGAAGGTTTTATGCAATGGAAACATCACCCACATATTCACATGGTTTCCATATGCAAATATATTCATCCTACTAAATTTAAGGAATTTACGCAATGTCTACGTCCTTACGGATTAGGATCTATTGATGTTGAGATTGTTCGAATTAAGACATTCGACAATGAAATTAATTATTCTGGTGTACGTAAGATTGGTACTTACATTACAAAATATTTGACTAAAGACGGCAAAGCCGCCAGAACTGTTGGTGTTATGCGTGGATCTATTCCACCCACTCATGTCCGCAATCACAGCGACAATGAGTAACATCTTGTGAGGGAATGTAGTTGATGTATGCGGGGGAGGAATCGCATTTGTTGCATTTCATACATTCACCTCATTAAACATAAGGTAGCAATGGAATATCAATACCAAGTGGTAGTTGTGATTCCCAGGGTTGTAGAGCGATTATTACTGGACGTACCATATTTTCTATATGTAATAATCCAACTTGACTAGAATCTCTAGCTCTTTTGATTTGTTTCTTTGTAGGATTAGAATCCTTAATTCTTTTAGCCGTAGATAGGCTTCTTTTCAATGGAATATAAATCATTAATATCGCCTAGAGCGAGAAGTAACGAAAGATACCTTACGTCCATTGACGTATTTGTAACAACCGTATTTTCCTTTCTTTGTTCTAAATTTCTTGCCCATAGTAATTTTAGGTTTTCTACTGTAATTTTTCTTTCTGTAAGCCATCAAAGACACACTCCTGAAGTTTGGTCAAGGACTCTTTGTGTGAGTCCGAGAGTGTGCGCCAAGACAACGAGTACCAAATACTCAATTCTATTATTTTTGATATGATTAACAAGTGAAGCCCACTTGCCAGCCTCAACAACAGTTTCGACATTCATATTGTCATCCCCCTTGG